AACTTAGATCCTTAAGGGCTAAGCCTTTAAGGTTTTAAAGTTACTTAAAGTACCTAAGACTGATGCCGAGCCCTTGAGGGGCTCGGTGCTAAGCGTTAAGGTCTTAATGGCTTAGCGCTAAGCCTTGAAGCTTTAAAGTGTTTGGTAGACTGATGGATGTAAGGGTGAAAGCCGCGTCAGCGGATTTCGGCCTTGCGTCCAGCTGGCTACCTGTCCAGCCTATCATACCCCACCTGGGATGAGTCAAACTGGTGGATTTGGCTCTATAGGCGGGTTTGAGGGGTGTAAACGGGTGTTTTTGGTGGTAAAGGTCCAAAAATTAAACCTAAACTTTTCCTTAAATTTTCTTAGAGTCTTGTAACCTTTGAGGGTGGTTAAGGCTGAAACCCCTAGTCAGAACGGGTTTCACTCCCGGACAGCTGTCACACTTGACTCTTGTGTCCTTTCCGAATACGCTAGGCCCATCAGTGCTGAGGGTGTTCCCTCAGGCTTTCGAGTACTCGTCGCTGAGGCTCCTCGTACTCTCAAGCCTTCCCTGATGGCGTGTACCCCTTTCAAGGCTGTGTCTGATGGGCTGAGCCTGCTCGGGCTGATGCCGAGCCCTTGAGGGCTCGGTGCTAAGCCCCTAAGTTTAACTTAAGTATCTCAGGTGTGAAGGCTGATGCTCCCCCTTCTTTCTTTTACCGTGTCCTTCTTCCCTCTTAGCATCCCACACTGTCCACATAGTGTAGGCTGAGCTAACCGGGATAGGGGCTGATGGTCGGCGTCTGGATAGCGGATCGTGTATCGGTCTCCTGGAGGCGTCTAGAATCGATCAGAATGTGCTGGGGGTATAAATACCTAGCCCCCACCCCGTAAGGCGCTCCTAGGCGCCGTGCGAAGGCTTTAAACGGCATTTTTGTACTACACCCTCCACGCCAGATCGACAGAGTGGCTTCGAGGGGGCACACCAAGCAAGGATAGTGTGATACATCTCACACACCTAGATGATAGATCTTATGTCTCAGCTTGGCACATTGACTCGCTCAATCATCTGCCACACCCGCCATAACCCAGACATACCCCTGAGACGCCCTAGAAGGGCCCTAGAATCGATCAGAAGGGTCAACCCTGCATAATCCTACCCCTGGAAGATTTGAGACGCTGAGAGAGGCAATAAAGGCTTCAGTGACATCTATCACACCCAACACATTCCCCATGAAACGCTCACTGGGGTTGAGCGCAGCCTTGACTATGGATCACAACCCTCACACCATAAAAACCACAACAACCAACCCAGACAATCTAGAAAGGAACATCACCCATGGATGGCACACTCATCACACCATCCTTCACATCCCTCTACAGGCAGACAGAAATCGACCCGCTCAGCCTCCACAGCCTCACCGGAAACCATTCAGACGACATCGATCTGGATATGGTGCGCCGCATGTACCACGCTAAAGTACAAGAAGCCGTACGACTCATCCGGCCACTGTGGACTGTCACCCTCGACGGCGCCGTATACGGCGACTACGACTGGCGCCACCTATCCGAGAATGAGGCCGAGGAACTCCACGACCTCATCGACATGATCGACGTAGACGCCATCCTTGTCGCATCCACCCGATAAACCCTCAACAACGTTATAAGCAACGAAAAGGAAATAATCATGCAGAAGATTGCCAACCATTTCACCCAGCTTTACACCCCCGCCAGCTACGACTGCCCCACACCCTTCGACCTGACACGCCTCGAAAACCTCTCCTGCGACCACATGGATTTTGAGGGCCTCGCCGAAGCCTACCGGCAGCGTGTAGAGACTGAACTTCACAAGCTACGCCCCAACGCATTCATCGCCTCCGACGGCACTGTGTTCAGCCATGACGCATGGACGCCGCTCACCGGCGGGGAAGCCACACAACTCTACTGGAATGTGAGCCGCATCAATGTTGGCCACCTACTCACCCTGTGCGCCCGATAAACCCCTAGCCACAACAGCATCGCTCACAATCGTTGAGCGCAGCCTTGACATGGGGAACCGCCCACACCATGATTAATCATGTCAGCAACGAACAACACCCCGGAAAGGGGACAACAGTCATGAACAAGAAAAAAGGCTACACCATCGCAGGCATCACAGCCGCCATCATTGCCGCCGCCTCATTCATGCCAGCCCCAGACGACAATCCGCCACTCGCCTCACAGCCCGCCCCACAGGCCACCACGGCCAACACCGAATGGACCCCCAAGACTACCCAACAGCGCAAAGCCGAGAAAGCGGCACGGCAGGCAGCCGCAACCCGCTCCCTACAGGCTGAGCAGGCCAAAGCCCACAAGCAAGCCCAAGCAAGGGGGGAAGAAACCGCCACCGGACTCACCATGATCACGGCAGCACACACCTGCAACCGCAAAGCCGAACAACAGGCCGCCGCACACGGTGTCAACTGGAACGGCAACCCCGACATCGACCTCCAACTCCACAAAACCATCGGTAAAGACACCTTCTCCATCGTCTACGGCGCAACCATGAAACAGCCCGGCGCATCCAAGCTACCCGTCACCGTCCACTGCCTCGTCACAGGAACAGAAGAACACCCGCACGTCACCGACCTCAACATCAACCCGCAACAGTAACCCGCCAAGGAGCATCCCCGCTATGCCTCTCCTCTCCCACTACGCTGTCACCACCGGGCTCGCCGACACGGCACACATCATTCACCACACCGGCGGCACACTACGCACAGCCACCGATATTGCCTCCCGCATCAACACCCTCAACCCAAACATTGATCTCGACCACGAAATCAACCAACTGTTATCTATCGAAACCGACCTGTACAACATTTACAAAACCATCAACACCATTCTTCAGGAGCAAGCATGAACACACCCAACAACATTGAGCTACACAGCTACGAAACCTTCTTCACCAGCCTCGCCTGGATACAGGGCGGTATTATCACATGGATGTACGCAACCGGCACCAGCCACAAAGCCGCCCTCGCCATCATCGCCGCATGCGCCCTCACCACCCTCCTAGGCGCCTCTACACTCACCTACCAGCCCAAAAACAACAAATGATCACAACACCCATCCTTATCGCAGAAACCCTTGCCATCATTATTCTCGCCGTCGCCCTAGCCCACGACAACAACCAGTAACCCACCCCCTAGAAAGGCGCACACACCCATGGATGAGCCAACCCGCATGTACACCGACCCCAACACCGGAGCCCAAAAAGAACTCAAACTCTGTAGGCTATCCCTCATCGACCCCGCATCCCTCCACGCCCTCGGCGAAGTAGCAGGCTACGGCGCCACCAAATACGGCGACAACAACTGGACCGGAGGATACCCGTGGAGCCACAGCGTCGACGCCCTCTACCGCCATGTGCTATCATGGCAGCAAGGAAACAACCTCGATGATGAATCCGGGCTACCGCATCTAGCCCACGCAGCCTGGCACTGCCTTGCACTCCTCGCCTACCAGCAACACCACGCCGGCCAAGACACCCGCAACCCATGGAACAAAAGCGACAAGTAATGCCTCTAGCACAATATCCGAAAACCATCGGCCATCCAGGCCACATCTCCTACAGTTCACTCACCCAGTGGGCCGAATGCGGAGAAAAATGGCGCCTCTCGCACGGCTACCATGCCCAACACCACACCTGGTATGCCACCATCGCCGGAAGCGCCATACACCACATCACAGAACAATACGACCTACACCTGTACAATCCCGCCGAATACCCTGCACTGCCAGACAAACTCTCATCCTTCAAAAACATTTTCGACACCCAAGTCGCCCTCGCCGAATCCGAAGGCACAGAAATCAAACCCTCCGGCAGAATATGCAAAAACATGTGCGAGTCGGGCGGGCCACACAAGAAAGACTACAATTGGTGGATGGTTTACGGTCAAACCTTTGTGGACCGCTGGAAAACATGGAGGCGCAACCACCCAGAATACATCACCGCAATCCTGGACGGTAAACCAGGCATCGAATACCCGGTAGAAACCATCCTCGACGATGACACAAAAATAGTCGGATATATTGACCGGGTATTCACCGACACCGACACCGGCGAAACCTTCATCCTCGACCTCAAAACAGGACGCCTACCGGCTGATAGTATGCAGCTGCACACATACCGGTACATGCTCAACCAACACGGCAACGATGTGACAAAAGGCATGTTTTGGACGCCGGCCACCAGCCGTAACGACGATAAATCCCCCGCACAGGGCACAGCAACCGAACTCTACGACCTTGACAACAACACCTACCGGCATGTATCATCCATGTACAGTCAAGCAATGAAAGGAATCAGTCAAGGCATCTTCGTCCCACACGTCACAGCACTCTGTAAAGGATGCCCCGTCAGGGACGCCTGCTGGGCTGTAGACGGCAAAAACTCGTACAGATACCCGATAGAAACCACCGTACAGCCACCCCAAACAGACAATAAAGAAAAGGAAAACAAGTGACAGAAGAGCACACCATAGACAATGATCGACTCACTATCACACTCAAATATGGTGGAGACTATGCTGCCCCATGGACCGTCATTAGGGGAGACACAGCAGAGCAGACAAAACAGGCCATCATCGACCTGCTAGGAGGATTGAAAGACGAAACCGTATCGAAAGACTGGGACCTCGCAACCCTCATAGCTAGCGCATCCATCATTCTACAAGACCGATACAATCAGGCCGCCAAAGACTACGTAAACAAAATCGCCAATCAGGAAAACGACATCATCATTGACCGGATCAACAAAGCCAACAGCAAAGCACAGCTAGCAGACCTTCTAAAACAGTACAAAAAGATTATCACCAGCCATAGCGACGTGTCAGAGGCTTTCCGCACTAAACGAAACAGCCTCACCCGATAAATCAATATAAGCCAACAATAACAGACACAACAGTAAAGGATAACACCATTATGGGACTCGCCAACTACCGCAACAGCAATAACAGCATCTTCTTCAACCCCTCCCGAAACCAGGACGCCACCGCCATCGCCTTCAAAATCCGCGACGTTCAGCACAACACCGAAGGCTACGGCGGACAGACCGCAGACCGCATCTACGCCGATGTCACAATCTTCCACACCCTAGACGACCTCAACAACGGCACCCCAGAAACCATCCCCAACGCTATCATTGAGAAAGCACGCGGCAACAACGACCGCCCACACTCCATGATCCGCGACCTCGAAGCCTATCTCGGCGAAGAACAGGCCTTCAAACTCGCCACCGTACGCACCAAAAACGGGTTCAACGCGGTCGTGCTCAAACCCCTTGATGACGCCATCTACGATAAGGTTGCCGAATACGTAGACAAGCGCGATAACGGCCAGCTAGACGACACCACAGCCTCAACTGATGCTGATATCGATATCGACTCCATCTGACCACCAAAACACACCCAACCGATAGATAGATAAAGGCTCCGATGCTCTCTCTCCAAAGATCCTTCGAGAGAGCCTCCCAAACCGCAGCCGAGCTGCCCCGCATACCACAACTAGAACCCCTCTACCGCAACCAGGACATGCACATCCACAAAGGGGATTTGGTCATGATCGCGGGGCGGTCCGGCAGCCAAAAATCAGGGCTAGCAATGTTCATCACCGCGATGCTCAACCAGCCAGCCCTCTACATATCAGGGGACATGACACCCTGGGAGGCCTCCACACGAATCATCTCACTCAACACCCAACACACCACCACACAGATACAACAAAACATCGACGACTACGGGCCAGAATACTATCGAGACAGCATCCACCACGGCCAACACATCACATTCTCATTCCAGTCACCCATCACCTGGACCGACATCACCATGGAACTGCAAGCCTACATGGAAATGTGGAACACCTTCCCACCACTCATTGTTATCGACAACCTCATGGACATCCAAGACTGCGAGAGTGACTACCAGACACAGCAAGAAGCCATGCAATGGATCACAGCACTAGGCAGGGATACTGGCTCCACCATTATTGTCACACACCACGCAACCGACAAAACCGGCTCCGACATCGAACACCCGCCAGCACGCCGGGAAATCAAAAACGGACTCTCAGAAAAACCACAACTCATCCTCGGAGTCTCACTTTATGGTGGCGAGGATAACGGCAACGGGCTATCGATACCGGCAGAGGCGCGCATCGCAGTGCTAAAACAGCGCACCGGGCGATCCAGCCCAGACGGCACCCGATACGAAAGACTACGAGCCTACCCCGAATACACATTCTTCGGGCCACTCGCCGAAAAACAGCCATGGAACATGACCGAACATCACAAAGGACTATCATGTCGACACAGCAATCACGCAATCGGCGGGCCGGCGCCGAATGGGAAACAAGACTCCTCCACCAACTACGCGACACCGGCTATGATATAGAGCGCCTCCACCTCAACGGCCGCGAAGACGAAGGCGACCTCATCCTCACAACCAGCAACAAAACCTACATTATCGAGGCGAAAGCCGGGCAACCACACCTAGCCGAATTCGTGAAACAAGCCAGCCGGGAGGCACGCAACTACGAAACACACCGAAACCGCGAAAACCAATCCACCATCGGACTCGTAGTGATGAAACAGCGCAACAAGCCATGGAGCGAAGCCTATGTGGTATCAACCCTCAACGAGCTCCTCCCACACCTCTGACACCCGCCGCCTCCTCGACACCTACCAGATACGCTACAATCCGTCCAGGAATGAGCAACACATCCTCTGCCCGTTCCACGACGACCACCAGCCCTCCATGAGCATCAACCTCGACAAGGGCGTCTGGTACTGCCACACATGCGGTGTCGGAGGAGGCCTCGCCAAACTACAACAACGATTAGAAGAAGAAAACCCGAATGTACGACAGCATACGCCCATACAACATTGCGGAACGCCGCCGAATCCAGAAAGCCTCGGCCCTCTACGAAACCCACCTCGAAAACATACTCGACCTGCTCTCAGCAAGAGGCATCAGCGAAGAAACAGCCCGCAACCACCACCTTGGATACATCGACCATGACCCCATACCCGGCCACGAAAACTACAACCAGTGCATCACCATCCCATACATGTACCCCGTTTGGGGGCAGCCAGCCGAAATACGAAAAATGCGTTTCCGCTGCTCACTCCCACACGACTGCAAAACCCACAACCACCCCAAATACCTAACCCCGACAGGGGACACAGGCTCCATCTACAACATGGCCGCCATGGCCAACCCGGCAGCCGAAATGCACATTTGCGAAGGCGAATTCGACTCCATGATCCTCGAACAATGCGGATGGCCAGCCGTCGCCCTACCCGGGGCCACCTCGTGGCAAAACTTTTGGACCAAATTCTTTGAAGGCTACGACCACATCTACATCTGGTCCGACCCAGACAAGGCGGGCCACCAGATGGCCCAAACCCTCCAGGCAGCACTCCCCCAAGCCACCCATGTGCCCCTCACCCTGGGGGATGTCACAGACACCTACCTGCAGGCCGGAAAAACAGGGTTGACACAAGCACTAGACACTGTGCTACAGTAAAACACGTCAACAACACGAAACCAGAAAGGTACACTAAAACATCATGGATCCCCTCGACACGTGCCCAATCCCCAACCGGCGCAACACCAGCCAAACAGCCAGGAGGCGTATCCGCCTCGCCATCTGTGCAGAAAAATGGGCTGATGGAGACAACCCACTACACATCATGCACACCTGGGGCACCACCTATGATGGGATGCGATCCATGATTCGCGCCAACCCCGACATTAAACTACCCGACGACATGGCCAAGCGTTTACACAAAGTATGCCGGGAAGCCTACCCCAAAAACCAGCCCAACAGGCACCGAAGCGGATGGGACGCATACGAGAAAAACTACTACACCCACGAAATACTCTTTCTTGACTCGTTTAATGTGCCGGCCATGGACATGCTCCGCAGGCTCGACGTGTCATGGGCCATGTGGAAACAAATAATCACCGAAAACCATCTCACACGGCTACAAGACGAAACCTACAATGCGTGCCACTGGCACTATCTGAAACAGCAACACCCAGACCGGACCGACCAACAAATCACACAAGCCCAACACGCCGGGAACAACACCTTCAACCAGTTCATGCAAGACGACCAGCCGGTACTATCGTGAGCATCTCGTTCAAACCCACCACCAAAGACAAGCGAGCTATACGCAACATTATTGTCGACGAGTGGCTCGACGAAAACCAAGTACGAGACATGCCCGATAATGTGCTCCAGCACATTATCGAATACTGCTGGAACACCTTCACAGCCAGCAACCGCTACGCCGTCGCGGCACAATACTGGAAAGGGCCACACCAGCCAGACAACAACCACCAGCGAATCATTGTAGGCTACTACAAAACCGCTAAACAAGCCGAAAACGCGGCCAAACAATTCCACTGGAACACCCGGATGCAACAACAATGGAAAACATGGATACTACCCGTACATAATGGCACCGTGTCAGAGCATTTCACCAACCAGAAAACACTCTTCGACACACAAACCAGCAACCAGGGTGACGCCGCACTGCCGGAGCATCTACAAAATGTTCTGTGCGGCAAAACACTCAACCACACAGACGGAACCGTATCGTGGTGCACACGCAAACCAGGACACGACGGCGACTGCCGCACAGGATGGCAGCCCACCACACAACCGATAGGACACCATGGCAACCAAAACTGAAACCCTCATCCAACGCTACGGCAACAAGGCTGCAGACGTCCTCGCCGACAGGTCTATACCCGCCTCATGGCTAGCAAAACAGCTCACCCAGGCAGGATACCCCATCTCCGCCACCGTTATAAAAGACTATCGCCGAAAACAAGCCAACACCACCCCGCCAGAGGAGGAAAACCAGTGATAGACAATATAGACCGGCTACTCACACAGCTAGCCAACCACGACAACGCCATCGACACCATCGACGACAATCTAGCCAACGGTACTGTACGCCGCACACGCATCTCCGAATGGACCTTACCGAACGGAGAAACAGGCCGATCCATACAAAAAATCATCGACCACCAACCCGCAACAAACCCCTACCCTATAGACGAACTCGTCAACAAACTAGCCGAATGGCAGCCACCAAAACCCGAACAGGACACCCGCACCGACTACAGCACTGCGGCCTTCGTCATCGGGGCAGGAGACTTCCAAATCGGCAAAGGCATCCCCGGCGGAGAAACATCACACTTCGCCGACGACTATTTACACTCCCTCATAGTCGCCAAACACTACTGGCAACAGGCAGGAAAACCGCAACGAGTCCACATAGCCTTCCTCGGCGACATGATCGAAGGATACGTGTCACAAGGCGGCAACAACGCCTGGCGCACACAAACACCCCTCACGGAACAAATCAGGCTCACCCGCATGGCCATGATGCAACTCATCCACCAATTCGACCACTGCGCCAACGTCACCATCACATCCATCCCCGGCAACCACGGAGAAGCCGTGCGCTTCGGCAAAGGAGTCACCACCTACGACGACTCCTTCGACGTGGACTGCTGCCGCGCCATCGCAGAAGCCTACCAGCTCAACAACCAATACCCCAACCTACACTTCCACTTCCCCAGCCGAGACGAAATGACCACCACCGTTGATGTGGCCGGCACACAAATCCTGCACGCCCACGGACACCAATGGCGCACCGGCAAACACTACGAATGGTGGCGCGGCCAAGAATTCCACAACGGCACCACATCCCACATCCTGATGGCCGGGCACCGGCACCACCTAGAAATCTCCGAGCAAGGCACACGCACCTTCATCCAATGCCCATCCATGGAAGGAGAATCCACATGGTTCCGGCACCGCACAGGCACCACCGGCAGCCCCGGACTCGTGTGCTACACTATCAACAACAAAACACCAAACAACTACCAGATAGCCAGGTAATAGTGCCATGAGCAGACGACCAACAAAAGCAGACCTAGCCACCACCGCATCGTGGTTGTGGGCCACAGACCATCATCTACGCACACTCAACCGGGCATGCACCAAAACAGCCGGACACTACCCCGCAATCAATGCAGACGACCTATACCAAGACTCCCTACTATATATTGCGGTGCGGGAACAATACCACAACCTAGACAACAAACACTACACCAAAATGTGCTACAGGGTAGCCAAACGGTTAGCAAACAAAACCATACAACACCTAGACCAGCCGAAACCTTTACCCGATATCATTCATCTAGCCGACAACCAAACAAGCAACTAAAAGGAGAACCCCCAATGGTTAAAACCATCCTCGACGACGGAACCCAAACCACCATACTCCAAACAGTAGGCGCCACCACCACAGCCATCATCACCAACACCGAAACACCCGAAACCATCACCGCCAAATACACTATTAGTAAAGACGGCACAGCCACCTACAGTATCAGCGGCAACACCTACCTCGGCGACCACCAACACATTATTAAACTCATGTACGACTACTGCCACTGCGTCGGACGATTCGACACCACCAACACCAGCAACCCAGACAACCTCGACAACCTATTCAGGGGATGACACATGAACCGGACCTACACCACCGCCGACATCATCCAAGCCGCCCAATGGATCTGGAACGGAGGCCCATGGAAACCATCAGTCGAGCCGGGCATGCCACCACCACCAACCGCGCCACAACACCACGGCAACAACATCGTTACCATGATCGATTTGCAGCTAGCCATCGACGACTACACCCTCACCTGTGAACCATCCAAACAGCGAAAACACTTAGCACGGCTCGCAGCATTCCGCGAAGTATACGGGTATGATCAAACCTATGCGTCGGCCGCCCAACGACTCGGAGTCACCCGGCAGACTGTGAAACAGTGGGCAGACCAAACACTCATCACCCTAACAGGATACGCAAACAGTCGATACTACCAAGACGACAGCGCAGGGATGGGATAAAACCATGAACAACACACACAATATCACCTACACCACCCTCAACACAGCGATACACCGTATCGTCCAACAACAGCCCACCAACATGCAACAATTGGAAAACATTGTTGACAGTGTCGAAAACCAGTACGGTGTACCCATCTCCCTCGACAACGTGAACCTTACCGTTAACGAAGTCAGCCTCGACGATCTTGCTATCGACCAGGACACGCTAGACGAGTGCAGCGAAATCCTGTGGCTATGCGACAGTGCAGGACACCCAAACAACAACAGCAACACCCATGGCATTCCAGACGACACACAGGCAAGCCCGGAAGCCATAGATTGGCTCGCCGGGATCTCATACCAGGCAAAACTATTGCAGGCGGCAGCCGACGAGATCATGTGGGCTATCATCCGCCACCGCGACAACCATAAAAATGTTATCGGCCGGAACGTTCTAGACCAGGCCAGCGAAACTATCTCTACCTGCCTCCACCTGTATCAGATGCTCGAAGACACCATCGACAGCAACGAATCATAGCCATATCGCATAAACAAAAAGAGTGCCCCAGCGGCAACCACCACACAATCGTGGCAGCACCGCTGGGGCACACACATATTCAATTATGCAACAGTAGACTCTACCGTGCTAACCTCCGACTCGGCGGCACGCTTCGGCTCATAGCCACCAAGATCAGCATCGTCTACAGGCTCGATCATGCCAGGATCCGACACATCCACCGAGTGCGGCTCAACCAAGCCCCCATCGTCGGGTGGAACAAGTCCAGCATCCACAACCGTGGTTTTAGGCTTGCCGGCCACAAACGAAGGGCTACCAAACGAAGTAGCAACCGACAACACCGCAGCCACCGTTGCTGTTATCAGGGCAGACTCCCACGGCAAACCGCGAAACGACTCCGCAGTATACGTGACACCCGCCGTCACCCCCAACACCGCAACAAACGTTTGCACAAAAGTCTTAGCCGCCCGCTCCAGTAAACCTAACCAAAACTGTTTACCCACAACAAACCACCATCACTTTTTCAAACCGTTAACAGCAGACTCAAGCCTGTCAATACGGCTACGACACTCCAGCACGTAATACCAGACACTCCACAGGGCGTCTTTTGTGCGCCACAGCTTCCCCGTCACCGGATTCTTCACCCACGACAGGGCATCAACACGTTTACCCAAATCACCATTCTGTACCTGAACCACACCAACATCATGGTGCAGCTTATTCACCGAACCAGCAAGCTGAGCAGACAATTGTTTAATCTGATCATGCAAGGCTTTCACATCAGCCACAGTTAACTCCCCACTCTCATCTTTGCCGTTGACTACGGCCATAAATTTGTCCCACGGAAACCATGGCCCCGGATCGTCATGATCCGACTGATGCCACGCATCCGTAACATCCACATGCCCGCAAACACCACGTTTACCGGCCTTCAAATCTGCTGCACTAAGCTTCCTTTTCGGAACATTATATTTGTCACACAAACGTCTACACAGCACAGCGGCACGCTCAACCGCGGGCCACACCCGAGGATCAAGCCACTGCTCACGAGTGTAAGCATGACCTGGCACACGGAACGAGGCGTGCGAACCCCCATCCGCGCAAATCTCTATACCCAAAGAATGCGGATTCGGCGGGGCATGCCAACCAATCGTAGACTCCGACAAGCATTGCACCGTCTCCCCAATATCGCACACATAATGCGCCGAACCACCAGACGATGGGGACGCGAAATAGTTTGCCGTGGACACCGCCCTACCCTTACGGGACGCGGACGGAAACCCCACATCCGGGCATGTTGCATGAATCACAACCCTATTCACCGGACTATTCGAACCGGCCGAGTGATGCGCTGCAGGAATATATCTCACCACACACCACCACCAAACACTACCATCACAGCCACTCCTTTCTATTTGTGGGATGATATAGTCACTATAGGCGACGGTTTCACACCCTGGCAGGCCGCCGAACCCGACACGGTAGAAACCACACCGTCACTATATTTCACAACCAGGCTGCCCCCGGAACAGTACACGGACACAACAGAACGGCCATCATTACCATCTTTACCATCGGATCCGTTCGTACCGGCGGGGCCGCGCTCACCCCGTTCACCCTGTGCACCTTGCGGTCCGGCAGGACCTGAAGGGCCCACATCGCCGCGCTCACCGGCCGAACCATCCCGACCATCAGCGCCGTCAACCCCGTTCACACCGTCAGCACCTGCACGGCCCGGAATACCATCATGGCCATCCGATCCATTCGCACCAGGCAACCCGTCAGGACCTTTCACACCATTCAAACCGGGAGAACCCTGCGGACCAACAGGGCCAACAAGCCCAGCCGAACCATTAACACCATCCCGGCCGTCAACCCCGGCGGGCCCTTGCGGGCCGCGCTCACCGGCCGGGCCAGGCGCACCCTGCACGCTACGCTCAACACGCTGAGCATCCACACACAAGCCAGACCGGTGAAGCCGCACCGACTCCACCCCACCCGAAGCACACGCCTGCTTCACACGGCTGGCTAAACCCCTAGCCGCCGTACCATTAGACTGGGCCCTCGCCTGCTCCGAATCCCTTTGCGAAGCCACAGACCCGTACCGTAAAGCACCCCCTGCAACCACCGCCAACAACACAAGCGACAAAAACAACAACACCAGTGAAGCCTTCTCAAAATTGCGGCGCTGCCGCTTCTCCTCCTCCAACTCCCTCAACCCTACTCACCTCCACCATCAACAGTATCCTTCAAAAACTCAGGCACATCAGGAAGACGCATAGGCTCCACCTCGTCAGGAAGCCGCGAGTTAAACCGGCGAACCTCACGCCGCACACCCCACGTATACTCTTCCATCGCATCCACCTGAGCCGACAGCCGCCGCAAACGCCGCCTAGAACGGGATGTGACCGCCTGAACAGAACCCAAAATCGTGGCCAACGCGGTACAAATAGAGGCCACCAGTGCAGGAGTAAACCACGACACCACAGCCCCCCAACATCACACCATCCGCCACAACAACAGCCCGGTCACACGCCCACAGCTATCCAGTTAGCTATTGCGGGCACACCATTCGGCTTAGAACCATCATTCGTAATAAAAGCTAAACTAAAATCCTTATTAGTAATATTGTAGGCTTTCACATCAATCTGTGCCGTGCCCCCAGCCGCCGTAGCCATAGACGCCACCACAACAGGCGCACTACTAAACAGCCGCTCAAACGGGATCGTGTAAGCATACACAGCAGACCCGCCAAACTGGATCTGCTTAGTGCCCGTCTCAATCCTGGGAGACAACAACATCCACTCGCCGGCATGGTTAGCCCACACAGACCCCGAAGGAACCATCACACGATCACCCTCCACAGGGGTAGGATCACACGCAGCAGACTCCCCAAACGCTACACGGGCCGCTATAGCACGCCGATCCAGCTGCTGCTGCAACCCGTTAGACGACACCACCAAAGTAGCCAGTAGCTGCTGATGGAACACGCCAGGCTCCGCACGCAACACGTCACGGGCACGCTCCGCATGCCCCCCGGGAACAATCTCCAACTTGGCTGTGTTCTGCTCCCAATCCCGAGACAACACCACATAGTCGTAGCGGGTCTCACCAGGGCCCGGAAGCTGGCCTGTCACCGTCTCAACACTATTCGACGTGCACATCACCCCGTGAGCCCAAGCCTGCCCCGGCAAAACCTCACACAACACTGTGGCACCCTGAACAGTAGTGCCGACGCGAAAATCGTCCGGCCCTTTCACAGACGGCATATTACCCATCAGACCAGACATTTGAGCCCAATCATACTCGGTCAACACACCATCAAACCCTTTACACACAATACCCACAACAAACCCCAATCACTTGTCAAAATTTTTGCAAATCCCGCACACCCGCAGCCAAACCAGCAACACGCCGTGCTAGCAACGCCGACGGATTATCCTCATAATCCCCAGCAACAGGTGTCACCTTCGTCCAGCCGTCACCAGGCGATACACACTCCACATCAATCTGCCGAACAATCTCCGCAATCGGGCCAGAACCCACATCCACATAAATCAAATCCCCAGGCATCAGATTGCCGGGCCCAAACCGCAACACATCCGACTCAGCCAACTCAATCTTAAACCCCGACGTAGCCCCCGACTCGGACAACACCTGCTCAGCCTCATCGTAAAGAGACACATGTTCAGAATCCGTGTTACGGGCATCCTTAAACACCTCGACACGATCAAACCAATCCCCCTCAGTCATCGAATCAACATCCTCACAAAACAGCCGATCCTTACCCTCGCCGCGGCCACCAACAACCACCGAAGTAGCCTTCGGGGCGTCACGCATATACTCCCACGACACAATCGAACCAGACTCGGCAGTCAACACATGACTACGGGTCACAGCAGGCACACAATCAAACACCAAACCACGCTGATCAAACTTCGCATTCTCAAACTGGTTCACCGTGACAGTCATCCGAGCCCACGACAACACCGGCAACAATTTATCGGCAAACAAGTGGAACCGGGCCTGAAAATCCTTAATATAGCGGCCACGACTCTCATCATCGTTCATAAACAAACCAGGCGGAAAACGCCAAGCATTATCCCCCAACACCCGCTTAGCCACCGACTCCGCAGCACCAGAATAGTGAGCATAATCCCTG